CGACGGTCGACGCGTTGCTCTTCCTGCCGCTGGCGCCCGCGCCGCCGACGCCGACAGCCATAAACCGGACGATCTTCGCCCCTTTCGGCTTGATCCAGATTCCGTAGAGGCCGACCCCCGCCGTGCCCGGCGCCAGCTGCTGGCTCTGGATCTCGGGCACGAAGACCTGCACGTCGACGTTTGAGTTGAAGCCGCCGAATCCCGGCAGCACCATGCTCGGGAGCTGCTGCCCGTAGTTGGGCTGCATCGGTCAGCCCTCTACTGGTGGTTCGGCGTGAACCCTGTCGCGTGGATGCCAGGAGTCGCTGAAGCCCTCAGCGAAGCTCAGCCGGATCAGCTCGACCGTCTTCGCTGGCGCCTCGTTCTCTGTTTCCTTCCCGGCGTCGAGGGTCTCGGCGGGGCTGTCGAAGGAGACACGCTCGACAGCCGTGACTTCTGTGCCGCGGTAGTACAGCAGCCTCCAGCCGACCTGGACCTCCTCGACGTAGAAGAGCGTGGGGTGCTGCGGGTGCACCGGCATCAGAACGCACCGCCGAGCGCCGTGACATTGGCGAGCTGGCTCGCCACAGTGCTGGCGACCTTCAGCGAGGAGCCGTTAGGGATGACGAGGTTGGCATACGCCTTGGCGAGCAACCACGGGGGCGACGTGGTCGACGCGGTGACGGCCGGAACGCCTATGACGTCGATCAGGTGGTAGGCCGATCCGTCGAAGATGAAGACGGTGATGGTGCCCGAGACCGTCGTGCCCGTGCCCTGGAAGCGGATCTCGTCAATCTTGCAGCCGTTGGTCTGGCTGGCGACGACCGAGACGCTGTTCGACGGCGATGTGTAGCTCGTGTCGGCGGTGGCGCTGACGGTGGCGGAGCCTTCAAGGGCCGTCGCGGCGAAAGTCGGCTGGGTAGCCATCGGCTACTCCGCCTTCTGATCGAGGCCGCTGCCCGCCTCCGCGCTGGTCACCCGAGGGACCCACTTGCTTCCGGCCGGGTCCCAAATGACGTCGTCGGTCTCTGGATCGGCTGGCTGCACGCCGTTCGGGTTAACGAACTCCCCGAGCGTCCCGTCCGCGTGCTCGTAGCGGATCGTCGCGTCAGTGTTGTCGTCGGGGTACTCAAACGAGGACTCCTCGCCGGTGGCTGGGTGTCGAACTGTCGCTGTAGCCATCTCAGATTTTCTCCATTTTAACCACAAGTCGCATTGACTTAGTTAACTCTGTGTAAAAGTGACCGATAGCGCCCACGCGGCTGCGCTGGTCTTCAAGCCCAGGTCAACGCCCTTGTGATTAAACATGTCGCCCGACGCGATGGCGCCGGAACCGGATGCGCCGCCCTTGTCCATCGCCCACTCGCGCCACTCAAAGTTGCCCTGGCCGGTCGGGAAGGTGGACTGCGCCGTGAGGATCGCACTCGCCGAGTTGTTACCGCCGCTCGGCACGCTCGGGAAGGTGTTGTCGCAGGCCTGGTTATAGCGGTTCGACGTGGCCGTGAGGGCGGTGTCGGTGACAGCCGCTGTCGGGACGCTGCCACCACCATCACCCACGCACAGCCGGGCTGCCCCGTTCGCGTAGTTCGTGCCACCGGCCGAGACCGCGGCACCGATGAGGAGCCGCAGCATGGCGTTGATACCGGTGTAGACCTCCAGGTTGTGTTCCGCCTCGGTGAGGCCAAGAGGGTCGACGCCTAGCGCCGTCAGCTCATCGGCTTGGACGAGCTGCGTCGCCCGATGGACGGCCCTGCTCTTCGGACCGAACAGCCGCAGACTCAGCTTGCCTGCCGGGTCGAGCGCCTGGGGGATCAGCCCGCCGTCGCGGACAGCCGCCTCAATGTCGCCCGCGGCGAACTTGCGGATGGTGAGCTGGGCGTGCAGCCCGTAGCGCTCCAGCGTCTTCATGGCCTAAACCCTATGGAGCCAGGGCCGTTGTAAGGGGGATGCCCTCAGCCGTGGCGCTGGGCCTCGTGCATCGTCAGGCCTTGCGCCAGAGCGGCCTTGGTGACCGAGTTGTGGCTCAGGTAGGCGATCAGGCTGATAGCCGGGCCTGCCAGGGTGACGGCCACTCCAGACCACAGCTGGATGCCCGAGGAGACCGAGCCGGGGATCGTCACACCGGACATCGTCAGCAGGCCGATCACGAACACTGCCAAGGAGGCGACGTAGGTGATGATCGACTGCGGCGTCCAGGCGCTCGGGACTACCGGCGCCGGAGCGGGCATGGGAACCGGTTCAGCCTGGACGTTGTTGCGGGTGGTGGGCATGCGCCCCTCCTGTCTAGTTACTCGCCGCTTTGGCGAGGATGTTTGCGTGGATCGCGTCAACTCGGGCACGGCACTCATTGGCGAAGGCGAGGTCGCCGTGAATGGTGCACTGGTTGTCCTGAAGCGTCTCGCCTGACGCCGACCAGTTGGTCGAGCCGTCGATGACGTTGAAGCCGTCCACGATGGCGAGCTTCAGGTGGATGATGGCGCCCCTTTCGGAACGCCCAACGGCAACAGAGCTGGCCGGATAGTTCTCCTCAGCGAGGAGCGCTTTCTCGTGCACGCCCGACGCCTGCGAGCTGTCGAGCGTGAGCTGCACGAACACACCGGGGTTCTGCAACTTCTCCTTGATGAGGTCGGCGTACTCCTGGTCGTCAAACCCGTACATCGAGATGACGAGGCTCTTCGACGTCGAGCGCAGCACAGCCATGATCGCCTTGTGCACCTCGTCCACGGGTGAGAAGAACGTGCGCGGATCGCCCGGCTTGGCGCCAACTGTCGGACCTGCCTTGTAACGGTCGAGGCCCGAGAGATCAGTGATCGCCACGAGCGAACCAGTCCTCGGTGGCCCAGACGAGCCACGCTATGGCGACACCGATCGTGCAGACAACCCCGAGGACCATGCCAACCGCGAACCGGATCACGGCTGGAGTAGGCGAAAGTCGCAGTAGGAGCTGAGCGCGGCGAGCGTCGAGCAGTGGATTCGGAAGGAGCCGTTGTCGCCCCAGGACTTCGACCACGAGTTGCGGACGCGGAAGACGGTATGCTCGGGGATGACCTGGCCGGTCTGGGTGAGGGAGAGCTTCTCGATGGCCGTGATGAGGGTCTCGTGTCCACCGGCGACGCCCGAGTCGATGGCCGCCTGGATGTCCGAGCCGGTGCCGTTCCCGTCCACGAAGCCGTTGGCGGCTGGCTCCTCCCAGGCGTAGAAGAAGGGCGTACCTTCCAGGACTGAGCCGCTCTGGAGGAGCGAGACGAGGTTCTGCGCGCCGCTGGCGAGCTGAGCGCCCTTGATGAGGCCGAGACGCTGGAGCAGCTGGACTATGTACGGGCCGGAGCTGCCACAGTCCGACGTCGGCCACTCCTCGGATGGCACGCCGGTCAGCCAGGTAACCAGGTGGTACAGGGCGATGGCCAGCTCCTCACCGCCGACGACGTCGCTCATGGACGTGAGGTTGGACAGGGTGATGCCGTGCGCCCCGAGGGCGAGTGGCAGGGCCAGGAAGTCTGCGGCTGTCAGGAGGCCTGAGAGCTTGGCCGTGGTGGCGTTCATGGTGCAGCTGCCGAGGGCGTCGATGCCCTTGGCGGCTCCTGGGATGAACGAGCTGCACTCGATCTTCTGCGCCTGGAGGTCCTGCTGGTCGAGCGGCGGGAGCGGCGGCTCCCAGTCGACCTCCTTCAGCGGCTGACCGGTGTGAACGTGCAGCCATTCGACCAGGGTGTTGTGGGACTCGGGGACCTGGGTCCTGCCGTAGAAACGCATGCCCAGAAAGCTATGCGGAGACCCCACCTGACTTGGGGGATGGTCCGATCGGCGGGATCTTGTCCGGCTTGCCAAGGAGCTGGTGGGCCAGCTGGGTGACGTTGCTCGTACAGAAGTACGACGTGAGGGCCGTGACGGCGACGATGGAGAAGGCCTGCCACGAGTAGAGGCCCCACTTCACAACTGAACCAGCCATGATCCCGGCGCCGTACTTACCAGCGAAGTCCCCTGCCGCATCGAGCGCCCCGGCCAGACGCCCGTGGTTCTTGTCGATCGCCACGATCATAAAACTGCCGGTCGTGTCCTGTAATGCCATCGTGATCGCCGCCAGGGCGAGGTAGCCGACGAGGACCCAGCTCATCGGGTCTCCGTTCCGACCCGGTCTGGGTGGTGCGGCAGCTTTGAGTGGTCAGGTGGTGCGGCGATGTGCGTCCGGCACAGCTTGGCTCCGGTCTGCTTGTCGGTAAACCGCGCCCAGTGGATGCAGTCCACTCGATGACAGGTGTGATGCCACCATGCCACCAGTGCGACACCGCCGACCGTGAGTATGGGCGGCAGGATGACGCCGCCCGCCCCACTGACCCACAGATACCATGGTCCGGAGCCATTATCCGACCCGGTGTAGTGCTCCCACCAGTGGACGGTTGGCCAGAAGCGAACGGCGTAGAGGACCGCAACCGCCACGAGAACCAGGCCACCGATTAGGAGCAGCTTCCTCACGGCTCGATGCTACGAGGGATGCGGCGCCAGGAGAGGGATCACGACCCGCCCTCGGGCGAAACCGGTCCCGGCTCGGGAGGTGGGTGAATGCCGACCTGCGCCGATATTTCGTTGGCCCAGTTGCGCAGAGTGGCGAGGTCGAGCTGGCACTGGCGCTCTCGTTCCCGGCACTGGCGCTGGCCCTCGGTCAGCCGTGCGATCTCGCCCTGCTGATGGGTCACCGTCGCCTGCAAAGGCCCAACCAGCGTGGCGGCAGCGGACGCGATTGCCTCGGCAGCTCGCCCTGCTGCCGTCATCTCGTGCTGTGGGGCCGCGGCCAGATCGGAGGCTTCAATCCTCGCCTCCTCGACCGCAATCCGCTTGCTCTTGGCAAACCATCCCAGCGCGCCAGCAGTAGCAGTGCCCGCTGCCGCAAGGGCGATTATCCATCCGCTGTCTATCCCTGCCAGGAGCACCGCTTCCTCACTAGCGGATACGGGAACAGTCGGCCGGGATGTGGTACGACCCTTCCGGCGCCCTCCCCTGACTGTGAACGAGGACGCGGATATCCGCGGCGAGTGCCGCTTCTGACGCGGCAACGCACCTCAACACGGCGGAGTTGTGCGTAGTCCGGGCGTCGATGGCCTGCACGTCGTTTTGCGTGTTGTAGGTCCAGTAGCCCACCAGGATCAGGCCAGCGATGAGGAGGATCCCGACGAAACGCTGCCGGTTGAGCGTGCGCCTGTGGACGGCGATGGCTTCCTTCATCATCTCGTAGGCAGACGCCTGCTCGTGCTCCCTGCGCGTGGAAGCGTCTATTGCCTCGTGGACCGCTTCGACCAGTTCGGTCTCGGTCGGAGCGTGCTCCTCGGTCACTTGGGCACCTGGCAGGTGGCAGGAATGGCGAGCTGGTCGCGATTCTCGCTGAGCTTTTGCAAGTCCTGAGCAACGGTCTGCTCAGAGTTGGCCGAGCACACGAGGACCGTCTCAAACTTTGCGGATCGCCCGGTCGCTCCATGGCCATACCCGATAACGGCGAAGAGGCACACGGTTACCGCCAGCGCTTGAAGAACGGTGAGAACCATCATCACATAGATGATGCGGCGCGTATTGCGTGCGCCCTTGGCGAACTCGTCGGCCAACTCGCTCGCTCGCTCGTCGCGGCGGACGCTGGCCTCTATGGCCTCCTGTAGGGCCTCTAGCGTCAGCTCATCGGGCATACTGCGCATCGGCCGTGATGTGGTAGGTGGAGGGTGAAGCTCCGCCGCTGTCGCACTCCAAGAAGAACCCGCCGACGCCGTCATCCACGATGCCGGTGATCGGGTTCGATGCGGTGCCGATGCCCCATTGGTTGGTGTACTTCGGCAGCGGCCCGAGGTATGGCGCCATGCGGCCCTGCGCGTCCTTGAAGGTGTAGATGTTGGCGTTGGCCCGCACGCCCCAGAGGCCGCCTGCCGGTCCGCTATTCCTTGCGATCATGGTTTCCTCCGATGAGCTGGGCGCCGGGCTTGGCGCCGGTGGGTCGATGATGAGCGAGGCGATGTAGAGGATCTGGGAACGCTGGGCCAGCCGGGCCGGGCCGGGACAGTCGAGGTGCCCACCCCAGGCGTAGCCGCCCTCGCCGTGGCCGATGAGGCCGCGCTGGCCGGGAGCGTCAGCGATGGCGAGCGGGATGCCGTGGACCTGGTGCATCCAGGCGTAGAGCTTGCCGAAGCTGAGCACCTGGTTCTGCGTCAGCGGGTCGCCGGGTACTCCTTCCGTCTCGACCGAGAGGTAGTCACTGTTCCCCGAGGCTTGCGCCCAGCTGGCCACACCTGTGTCGTCGTATTGCTCGATGAGGCCATCGCCCATTCCACCTTGTCCGTTGCCGATGCCAAAGTGGCTGCTGACCTGGTTCAACGGGTTGGCGAACTCGTTGTAAGGGTCGCCCTCACCGGCCGTGACATGCTCGACGCAGCCGAGGATGAGACCGATCGGCCCTCCATGTGCGCTCACCGGCCGCTGGACAGCGAAAGGGCAGAGGGCCATGTGGCAGAGCGTATCCCCTGCTCAGCTGGTCAATGGCGGACCCAGACCGCTTGGTCCCCAAGTCGACTTGTGCTATGCTTATCTCGTGAGAGAGGAGAGAGAGATGAGGGAGCTTCCCCTGGTGACTTGCGTGTGCGGCGTGAGCTTCGTGAGCTTGGCCGCTCGGAAGTGCTGGGGCTGCATCGAGCGGGACATCAACCGGGTCCCCATGAGCGAAACCGAGGCGATGATCCTTTTGGCCGCGAGTGAAAGGCAGGCGGTCGCATGAGGCACGACCCAGACACCCGTTACTTCGTCAGTACCCGAGGAGTCGGCGTCAGCTGGCGAGCGAAGAGACGGCCGCTCGTGGCGGCGTTCTTCGCCGGGATCTTGTTTGTCTCGGCGATCTGGGCGCTGGTCCTCATCGCCAGCGGTTCTGTCCGCTAGACCGGCGCCACGCTCAGGTAGGTGTGCGAGGCGTCGCCGATGATGGGGCAGGCGTTGCCGCCATTGTTGAAGATGGCTAACCCGAACGAGTCCCCGCCAGTCGCGAAGAGGATGTCGCTGATGCTTATGGCGAATACGTCCCCGGCCGTGCCGCCTCGGATGACCAGCTGATCCCCGGACGCAACGACCGCGGCCACCGAGTCCAGGTAGATACCCGCGATGAACTCCTGCGGGTTGTTTTCCAGCTCCACGCAGATACACCCGCTGACCTGGTAGTAGCCGCTGTCCTGCACCGTGTAGTACGGGCGGGAGGAGAACGTCCCATCCGGATCAAGGGAGATCGTGTCGAGAGGGACGATCGTCCAAGCCCCAGCTGCGGCGGAGCCGCCAGCCGCGCAGCCCGCCCTGGCGACTGACCGCTCCGATGAAGTCGGGCCGATGGCATAGATAGCTGTGCCGAATACGACGGTCATAACCACCTGCTGGACGATCGGCGTGAAATGCCCGAGCGCCTGGATCGTAACGTTGTTCTGCGCCGTGCCATCGAAAGATACGTCGATCGTCCCGTCCCCGTTGATCGCCTGCACCGTGGCCAGCGCGAACTCCGACTGTGGATTGGGAACGACCGGCGTGATGCCCTTCTTTGGCGTGAGGGCCTTGGCCAGACGGGCGATGGGTTTGGCGGTCATGCGGCGCTCACCTGCGGGCGGAAGGTGATCGACTGCTTGCCCTGTGCGTCGAGCGGGATAGTCATGCCCGAGATTGTGTAGTTGGCGCCGATCTTCTGGCGACCCCGCACCACTCGGAGAACGTCCCCCTCCTGGAGCGCCGGATTCGGTGAGCAGCTGACGCTGAGGTTGTCGATGGCACCAAGGATGAGCTGGAGCTGCTGGCTCGCCATGTAGGTCGCCTTGCCCTGAGCCGTCGCCAGATCATCGGCGCCCGCCGGAATCAGCGTCGTCGTCATCTGATACGGCTTCTGGCCCCACGGTCCGAGGTAGTAGGTCGGGCTGTGGGGATCGACGTCCCACACGGTGATGATGAAGGGACCAGCCGCCCCCGGCCCGTTGCAGGTGAGCTTCACGCCGTTGTACGCGTTGGTCTCATCGAGCGTGCGCTGGGCGTCGGTCATCACGCACTCCGGACCCTCCACAAAGTGCACGGCGTCATTAGGGGTCTTTACCAGGGCGGCATTGACGATAGGACGGAAGATCGGGTTGCCGTTGACATCGAAGAACAACTCGCATCCCGCTGCTGCGGCGAAGCTCTGGAAGTCCGACATCGGGTCGTTGCTCTGGCCTGATGTCGCTCCCCACGTCGCGGCTGGGAAGGAGAAGCTGGTGACGGCGATGCCTGAATAGTCCAGCTCTCCGTAGATGTGGTGGAGCTTGAAGTCGAGCGCGGTCTGGATCGCCGCTCCAGGGTTGGACCCCGTCTGAACCTGGTAGGGCGCCTGCCACCCCTGGCTCGCCACGACGGCGGCTCGATCGTTGCCCGCCATTGAGAAGGTGAGAGCGGCTCCATCGGCGGTAGCGGGCTTGGAGGTGCGGAAGACACCGAGCGGCGCCATCTCGGTCGAGCCATCGGCATACTTGACGCCCCTCGATACCCATAGTTCGTTGCCCGTCGCTGGGTGCAGCAAGTCACCGGGTGCGCTGGGTATTAGGTCCGAAGTCGCAGCCATCGTGAGGGAGAGGGTGCGCCGGATCTCGCGGGTCTCATCGACTTGCACCGACCCGCCGGTGACATCCGCGGTGATGTCCTTCAGTGTGAGACCCGCCGGTGACTTAAGGAGGATCTCTCGGTCGTACTCGTAGGACCCGGCGACAGCGGTGAGGAAGGCGTCGCTCAGGCCGTGCAGGGTCACAGCGACCCGACGACGCTGATTGCTGGAGCATCGACCGGCGTGCAGTGCACCGTGACGCCACGCGTCGGCTTGACGCGTCGGCCGGACTGCTGGAAGATGCCCGCGTTGAAGTCCGGTCCGATGGCGACGCTGAAGACCGACCCCTCCATGTCCGACTTCATCAAGACGGTCACCTTCAGATTACGGATCGCATCGAGGTTCCCGTATTCTTCGGACGAGCGCAGGTAGATGCTGGCGTCGAACTCCGGCGCCCAGATGTCGCCGTGCACCACCTTCGCTGTTGACGTGCCGAAGCCGCGGAAGACACCCATCTGCTCCTGCTTGTCGAAGGCGATGGTGACGCTGAGGCCCTGTGGGGTCGGAGGAGCGGTCGGCGACTGAAGCGATGTGCCTGCCGCGACGCCGCCTGTGCTGCGCAGCCGGGCGATCTGCATGGCCAGGAGCGGGTTGGTCGTCGGGACGATCCACCAGTAGTCCGACGGGACCTCGCTTACCACCACGGTGTTCGACCACGGCGAGATGACGACCTGCGGCGGGTAGGAGATGCCACCGGTGGAGAACGCGGAACGCACAGCCGTGCGGCATCGGTACTCGGCGGTGATGTTGAAGGGTGAACCCATGTCGTAATCGGTGTTCGTCAGGTGACCGCCCGCCGAGACCGTGGGCGGATTCACGACTGTGGTCAGGACGTCCTGCCACTCACCCAGGCCGCCGCTGTAATCGGCCTGGTACTCCACGACGATCGGCGCTCCGGTGATGGCCGGGCTGCTCGGAGTGAGGCTCGTGGCGTGAAGCTGGACCGACGGCATGGCCGTTGTCGGCTCGCTGACCGGGATGGCTGTGAGTGTGGGCGTCGGGAGCCGCTGCTCCTCCACGATCCAGTCGACGGTGGCCCACGGCGAAATGAGGGTGGTCGACGCCACGATCTGGACGTAGACCTGGTAGACGCCAACGCTGAGGAGCGGCAGCTTGCTCCCTGCGGCCATGAAGGGAACGGTGACGCTGCCACCGCTGGTGCCGCCATTGCCAGCGCCGCTCCAGATACCCGAGCTGCCGGTCTGCACCCCCGAGTCCCAGACCGCCGAGCCATCGAAGCTCGCAGGCGGGGGAGGCGGGGGAGGCGCGTCCCCCTTGATGTCATAGATGACGACGCGGACGCTCAGCTGGGTGCCCGAAGGGATGGTGTCGGCCCAGGTGATCGTCGGGAGGCTCGTTGTGATGCCGAGGAAGGTGGGCGCCGTGATCGCGACGTGTGGCCCGCTCACCGACTGGAAGGTGACCGGCGCAGCAGCAGGACTCGACAATCCGGCAAAGGCCTCGATCGTGATGAAGCTGTACTGATAGGTGACACCGTCTGTCAGGTAGCCCGGGGGGATGACGACGGTGAAGTTATCCCCGTTGAGCGCCCCGACTCCCGTGGCGAGGGGAGCATCGGACGCAGTTGTCGTCAGCGTGGTGCCGTCCCAGTAGTAGGTCGTGCCGCCGGTAATGAGCTGAAGCTGTACTGCCTCAAGCGGACCCGTGTCCGACCCAGGCGTGCGGTAGGTCCCGGTGAAGGTGATGCCGGTGGCCGCTCCGTCGAGGTTCTCGCCTGACGTAGGGTTGACAAGCGTGGGGGCACTCGGAGCGTCGGCGACGTGGTAGTAAACCGCGACATTGCCGTAGAAGCCGCTTGAGTTGGTGCTGCCGTACTGCACTGAGCTGGCCACAACGACCGAGGTGTCAGCGAAGCTATTCGCGTAGCCAGCGACGGCAAGACCGCCACTGCCCACCCCGGCGCCAGGGATTCCGCCGGATGCGCTATTCCCGTTCGTGCCGCCGCCGTGACCGGACCCACCTGCATGAAGCCCGCCGGTTGCGCTTCCGCTGCCGCTTCCGCCACTGCCCCCCTGTGATCCACCCGAGCCACCAGCGAGAGAGCCGAGTGCGGCCCCGGCGTTACTGGCGTAGCCGCCAGCACTGCCGCCAGCGGACACAAAGGTGCCGTCCTTGCCCCCAGCCTCAAAGAGAAGAACCGCTCCGGCAACCTGAAGCACAGCCGTGGAGCCACCCCCGCCCGGTCCGTACTGTGCAGTGATGCCGCCGGAGTCCAGGCCGCCGCCGCCGCCGCCGGAGTACCCAGACCCTCCATTGGAGTTTCCGCCTGTAAACCCAAATGCCGCCCTTCCTGTTCCTCCTGGTTGACCGACGACTGTCTGGATCGGGAAGACGGAAGGCAGCACGTTGCCAGCGACATAGGCCGAGTCCCCCCGGTTGACGACGCCGCCGCCGAACGCGGTGATCTTGATGTACTGCGAGATGTTGTTGGCGCGCAGCGCGTAGGTGCCGTTGGCCGAGATGATGTCGTTAATGATTGTCACCCGCCACCGAGCCTTGCGTAGAGGTTGTCGATCAGAGCGTTCGTGTTCTGATCGTGAAGCGCCTGCATCTGAGCGATCGTCTGCGGCGACGGGTCCCCGCTTATGTGATACACGGGCTGGTTGAGGAGCTGAAAGTTGCCCCAGGCGCCGAGGGGAGCGGTCCGAGGCGGCAGCGGAGACGGCGTGATAGGCGGAGGCGTTGGCGGCGGCGGTGTGATCCACGGCGGCGCAACCGGCGGCGCAACCAGTCCTCCGGTGGTCAGCACCGTAGCGCCGAGTCCCCACGGCGCCTGCGACTGATCCGATAGGAAGGTCGGCGGCTCTGCGAAAGTTGGCGTAGGCGGAGTGAGCGCCCACCCAGTCAGCGGGCCGGGCGGCGGCGGCGGGGACGCCGGGGGCGGCGGCGCCGGGGGCGGCGGCGGCTGGTACTCCATCGGGATGCTCGGCAGCTTGGTCTTCAGCCATGTGTTGGTCCCCGAGCTGAACGCCGACACGACGTTGGAGGCCGCCGAAGTGGTGGCTGACTGAATCCGCGTTAGCTCCTGAGCGTTGGTGAGGCCGTTGTAGAAGCCCCGGAGCGTGTCGACACCGACCTGCTCCATTACGAGGGAAGGAGACTTTGAGTTCAGCTTGGTCTTCGCTGCATCGACCGCGTTTTGCGCGACCTTTGCCGCCTGCGAGTCGATCTGCGCTTGCAGGCCACTGTTAGAGAGGCCGTTGAGGAGACCTCGGAGCATGTCCGTCCCGACATTCGTCCACTCCCCGACCGTGCCGCGTGCACCGCCGACCGCAGCGTTCCCCTCGGCGTCTCCGGCCCGGCGCATCTCATCCTGGTGGCCGTTAAGGGCGTCGTAGAGGGAGCGCATCATGTCCTCGCCGACCGGCCCGAACTGCACGCTCTTCAGCCCCTCGACTGCGGCGTCGGCGTTGGCCTTGCCCGCGTTCCTGGCACGACCCTCTCCTTGTGTCAGTGCGTTGATGTAGGAGTTGATCTGCGTGTTGGCCGCCGTGGACGTCTGCCCGGTCGATGCAGTCAGCTGCTGACTCAGCTGGATCGAGATGTTGTGCGACGCGGCCTGTACGGCGCCGGTCTGAGAGGTGTACGCGGAGACGACGGCGTTGGCGGCGTTAGTCGCTGCCGTGCGAGCGGCGGTGGTCACCGAGGTGTCCGAGGAGAACGCTCTGCTCATGGTCTGAGCGAGCGTCTTGCCTGCCGCCTGGATCTGGGCGTTGTCCTGGCCGACCGCGGTGGCGAACGCCGTGCCCCACTTCTTCCCAGCGTCCGAGGCGCCCGCGGTGTCTCCCAGCTCGGTCTTCAGCTTGTTCTTGACCTGGTCTGTGCCGGGCTTGGTGACGCCGGTGGTGAGTGCCGTAGCGAGGGCCGGGACGTGCTTCTTTCCTGCCTCCGTCGTGGCGCTGGTGTCACCAAGAGCGGAGCCGAGAACCCTCGCCGCGTTCTTTCCTGCCACTGATACGCCGCCGCTACCAGCGGCCATCGCCTGGAGGTAGGCGGCGACCTGATCGTTCCCCGACTTGGCGGCGCCCGGCGTCCCCGAACTCAAGCCCTTGTTGGCGGCCGTCGCCTGGCCGCTCGCGGCGGTAGTCGTCGCTGGGATGTTGTCCGTCAGGTTCTTCGGCAGCGTGATGCCGTACTCCTTGGCGATGTTCGTGATGCCGAGGAGGCCGCCGGTGAACGTGGTCGACAGCTTCTCGATCGACTGCTGCGCGTTGGTCCCCGTGAGCGCCTGGTCGATCGCCAGGGCGCCGGAGAGGTCTCCGGCCACCGCTGAGGACTTGGAGCTAACAGCGAGCTGCGTGACGCGGGCCTGCTCGACGGCCTGCGCTCCGAGCGAGGACATGGCGTCGAGCGACTGCTTGACGAGACCCTGGAGACCCTGTCCTTGCGTGCTGACGAGCGACGAGAGCAGCGCGCTCGCCTGGGTTGGACCGGCCTGGATGATCTGGCTGATGAGGCGCGGGTCGAAGCCCTGCTGGATCGCCTTCTGGACGTTCTGGGTGAAGGCCGCCGCTTGGAGCGTCTGCTGCGCGTAGAACTGCTTGATCTGATCGCCCGTGACCGACGTTTGGCCGGAGAAGGCGGTGATGGCGTCGCCGTAGGAGGACCACGATTGCTTGGTCGCATTGACAGCGTTCGTCACGTCGGTCGTGATCTGAGACGTCGTCGTGTGCGCGGTATCTGCCAGCTTCTGCAAGGCAGTTTCAGACAACCCGGTTTGTGCCGCTTGTTGCTGAAGAGCAGCGCCAAACTGCACGATCTCCGCGGGATCGAGAGCCTTATTCAGATTGAGGTTGATGGACTGGGCGAGTGCCTCAGCGCTATCTCGGCTAACGCCGAAGTGCTGCTCTAGGAACCCGAGGTCCTCATTCTGACTCCGGATCTCTTCGTGCAGCTTGCTCATGTCCGCGGCAAGCTGGACCGCAGCGCGCCCTACACCTGAAGTCCAGTCGATGTTGCTCACAACCCCTTGCAGCGTTTGGATGCCCTTGGCGCCTTCGCCCGCCGCCCTGGTCGCCTGGTCGATCTGCTCTGCCGAAAGTCCCGCCGCCCGACCAGCACGGCCGAACTGCGCTTCGGTAGCGCTGAGCGCGAGGTTGAGCTGAGGCAACGTCCCCGTAGGCAGCTTTTCGACATTCCCCAGGAAGTGGTCGAGTTGCTGATTGAAGGCGGCCGTGTTCTCGTGCATGAAGTACAGGGCTGTGCCGAGCGCAGCCACCGAAGCAGCCACCAGCGGGATAGCCACCTCCAGACCACCCATAGCGGTAACGACGTTGCCAAGTCCTGCGGCAAAAGTCTCCGCGCCGGTCGCGCCTACCCCGAGCGCTTCACCGAATGTCGTCGCTTCGCCACCGAGCTGGAACGCCGCCTTCAGGTCTCCTAGCTTCCCGGTGAGGCTGCCGAAGATCCCGGTCGCTGAGGCAACCTCGCCGGTCTTCGCCACTCCGCCGAGCTTCGCGATGAAGAGATCCACGGCGGTTATTGCGCCGCCTATTGGGCCGCTCAGCTTCGCGAAGGCAACGCCGAGAGCAACGACGGTGATGGCCGCACTGGTGAGGATCGGGTTGATGCTCGTCAGGACGTTGAGGAAGTCGGTCAGTCCCGTGACGACGCCCAGCACGGCCACACCGAGTGGAGCGAGACCGATGAGCAGGTTCTCGATCACATGCCAGAGGTTCGTTATCAGGTTGATGACGACCGGTCCCTCGGCCTGCACGAAGTGGATGAAGCCTTGGATTCCACCCTGCGCAGCGTTCTGACCGAACGCAGCCATAGACGCACCGAGATTGGTGAGGCCCTGCTCGATTCCCGAGATGATCGGCTCAAACGCTTGCCCCAGCCCAGCGAACATCTTGACGAGGCCACCGATGAAGGACGTCAGCGAGTTGATCGCCGGGCCTGCCTCGGTGTCGATGAAGGTGAAGAACCCACGCCAGAAGGGCGCCTGGAGCGCCGAGCTTGCTGCCTGCTCCAGGTGCTGCAACTCGACAGACGTCGAGTGCACGAGCGGGAAGATTGCCGCGAACAGGGGAGGCATCAGCCCGAGCGCGCCGGTGACGACCGGGATGACATCCGGCTTGGCCAATGCCTGGAACTGCGAGAGCAGCCCGGTCAACTCGTTCTTCAGAGGGCCGAGTTGGTTGTAGCCAGCGAGGGCGAACGCACCGAGGCCCGCTCCGGCCGCAAGCAGCAGCGGACCGAGGCCGCCGACGAGGGCGAGAAGACTCGCACCGATGGGAACGAGCGCCGGGCCAAGAGTCAGCGCAGCGGTGAGGAGCGCGCCCATGCCCTGCGCCGCCTCGCCGCCCGCCCCCTTCATCGCGCCGAGCTTCTCGTTGGTTTTGTCGAGCTTCTCGTTCAGCCGGTCGGCCTGGAGGTCAGCGGCGACAAAGGACCCCTCGTCGGTCTTGGCCTTGACCTCGACCTCCTTGTCGCGGAACTTCGCGTCGAGCGCAGCTTTGACCTTGTCGGCGGCGGCCTGATCCTCCTCGGGCTTGACCGGGACTTGAACCTCTCCGCTCGCGTCGGCGGTCGCCTCTTCTACCCCTGTCTTCAGTCGCTCCTTGAAGTAGGTGAGGTCGGGGTCGATGCGTACTGTTGCTGATGCGAGATCGTCGCCTTCAGCCACAGTGCATCACCCCTTCCAGGCCGGGTTGTTGTTCCAGTAGTCGAGGAAGTCGATGACGTTGTCGTGGTCCGCAACCCCAGCCGCGGCCGTCTCCACATCGTCCTCGATGTAGATGAAGCCCAGCTCGGTGTCGAGCTGCTCCTCGTGCGAGACCCAGTCCTCGTCCACGCCGCGCACCAGGTCGAAGCGGTCGGCCTCTCGCGCTGAGTCCTTCAGGAAGGCGTAGGCCATCTGGAGGACGGCCATGACCGGCAGCCGTCCTATGCCGTCTTGGTAACCCGCCCATCGTGCTTTACCCTCGACCCAGAGGCGCTCTTGCGCGACCCACGCCCTGAGGGCGCAGGCCGCGGCGTAGGGTCCGCCGCCCCGGATAAGCCGAATACCTCGGTGTTGATCTTCTGCACGAGCTGAAGAGCGCGCCCCGCGGAGAGCGGACCGGTGCGGTCCCGCTTCATCTCCATGAAGGCGTCGTACTCGTCGTCGTAGAGAAGGACGCCGAAGAACTCGTCCAGCAGAATGGCGATCTGCATGTCGTTGCCTGTTGCCTGGGCGACGAGCCACTTCTCGACCATGTCCCACTGGAGGTCTTCCTGGTGCTTGCAGTGGAAGACGCGGCCACCGAGCCGGAACGTGAAGCTCGGCTCCTTCTGCGTCTCGATCGCATCGAGGTCGAGGTCGAAGACCTCTGCTTCTGGCGCTGCTTGTGCCGCGCCCCTGCGGGCGGGGGTCATGCGGCCAGGTTCGGCTCAAACGTGAACCGGAAGGGCTGCACCGCAGACGGCTTGATGATGGCGAACTCGCAGGCGAACATCGACTTGTTGTTTCCCTTACGGGCGATGCGGGTCACCTGACCGATCTGGAGGCACTTACGCACCACGATGCGGGTGAAGGGGTCGTTGCCTGAGGTCGCACCTTGGGGTAGCGAGTCCCACCCGATCATCACGCGGACGTCAGTTCCGGCCACCGGTGGCTCCTGCCACAGCGAGCCGTCGCCGTTGGTGCCCTGTGACGCGGAGTTGAAGGACGCCGACCCTGGCACACCGGCGTTCAGCGCGATGGCGAGGTTCTGTCGGGTCTGCTCAGCGAGCACGAAGGTCATCTTGCCCGTGTAGTTCACGGTCACGACGTCGACCGGGTAGAACTCCTCTTCCACCGTGACGTCGGCCGTGGTCGGGCCGAAGGCGAAGGTTGATCCCTGGTCGGTGTAGCCCAGCTCGGTCCAGCCCGCAGGCCAGGCGCCGGTCACCGCTGAGGGTTCGGTCGTCAGGAGCGGGGCCACGTACAGGGTGCCCGCACCTATTTTGATGTTGTTTGGGTTGTAAACCGACATCGAGTGTTACACTCCTTATCTGCCAGGCAGTGGGCCGAGAGACTGCACACCGAACGACTTAGATCGGTGACTCTGATCCCAAGGGTAGGAACGGGAGGGTGCTGAATGGGGGATGGCGCGTGCACGGTCGACCGTTGCGTCGGCCCGGTGCTCGCCAAAGGACTGTGTGCACGTCACTACCATCGCCAGCGCAAGCACGGCAGCCTGGATGTCAGGTATCCAAAGCGCTCGGTGCGCTCGGTCGAGGACCGCTATTGGGCCAAGGTCCAAAAGCGCCGGAATGGCTGCTGGCTATGGACAGGAGGACGCACCTCGGCCGGTTACGGGGTTCTGAATCTCGGCCGCAAGGGGGAGGGTTTTGCGCTCGCTCATCGCCTTGCTTGGCAGTTTGCTCACGGCTCGCCACCGCCTGCGGATGCGCTCGTCTGCCACCACTGCGACGTTCCGGCCTGTCAACGACCCGACCACCTCTTCCTCGGAAGCCAGGAGGACAATATGCAGGATGCAGCAGCCAAGGACCGGACTGTCCAGCGGGGAGGTATCGGCCGTCGCGTGCTTTCAGACGGCGACGTGGCCGCCATCCGGTTAGCGAGCAGCTCTCATCAGAAGCTGGCCGAGCAGTACGGCGTGAGCCGGGCCTACATCTCGATGATTGTCCGAGGCAAGGCCCGCGCTAGACGACCGGGTAGAGGTTCGTCCGCATGGTGAAGACGAGGGACATGACGATCCTCGGGGCGCCGGTCACTGGGTCCGGGATGTCGACGGCGGAGTCGAAGCGGACGTTGTGCACGATCGAGTTGCCGGTCGGGTTGATGAGGGTCGTCGTCTGGAGGCGCCAGCACGCGTCCTTCAACGCCGAGACGATCTGGCGCAACAGCGGGTACTCGCTGCCATCCTTCCCCCAGGCGTGGACGGCGACGCGCAGCTCGGACATCGGGACCTCGGCGTCAGGGTCTGGCGCATCGAAGGTGGCCATCAGCTGGAGGAATGGGGTCTGGGCCTGCTCGTCATAGCGGAAGAAGACCCGGTTGCCGGACAGGGAGGCGAGCTGGGGCAAGTTCCGCAGCCAGTAGCGGACGTCGAAGAGCGGATCTGGGAACGCTATGGCCGGACTCATGCCTGCCTCAGTCCGATGTGGAGACCCGGCACGATGAACGGCCTCGGCAGAAGATTGCCTCCCGGGGCGCCGTGTTCCAGGTACAGGGCGTACTTCTTGTCCGAGCCGATACGGGCGAAGACAGTGCGCTCGACGTCGATCTTGTGGCTGATCGAGCCGAGGAGTGCGCCCGTGTCGCTCGCCGGTGGCTCGCCGGGGGCGCTGGCGACGTGCCCCGAGGCTCGGCCGCCGGTCGAGTAGTTGGAGTAGATCTTCCCGTGCCGCCTGAAGGTCAGGACGCCCGGCCCGTAGTAGCGGCCGGAGCCTGGGATCAGCAGCAGGCTCTTGATGGCGGTCTCGACGTTGTAGGCCTTGCGCTCCATGATCTTGCCGATCGGCCCATGTCGGTCGGCGAACATCCGGTCGATGGCTTCCTCGTTCAGCTGGACCGTCACGCCGCGAAGCCCTTGGTGAGGCGGAGATCGGCCTCGACGTAGCTGATGCCGAGCGACTTGACCAGGCGTGCCCAGAGAACCGTCCAGACGGTGCCGTCGTCAGCCACGACGGTGTCGAACTCCTGGAGGTCGCAGGGATCGGCGTTCATGCGGGCCGAGTAGATGACGCGCTGGCCCGGGGTGAAGCTCGTGCTACCGCTCGGCGGGTTGATCGCTGCCCGGATGCCCGTGGCGACCGTCGTCATCTGCGGGGCCGGTGCGTCGTAGAGGTCGGTGCTGCCTGTCTCGACCGGCCGCGTGATCGTGATATGCGTGTTGCTCAGCGGGATAGCCACTACGTCTGCCAGGCTTCCACCTGCGGGCGCTTGAACCGGCGCAGGTCGCGCTTGATCGTCTGATCGGTGAGCGAGAGCATCGACATGCCGACTCCGTTGATATTGATGCCGCCGACACTCGCCCCAACGACCCCGCCGGGCACGCCGACCAGCGTGTTGTTGTTCTCCACGATCGACTTGAAGGCGATCTTGGCGATGAGGCGCCGGAGCTTGGGTGGCAGGTTCGACTGGCGGTAGCCGCCCCAGTAGGTGATCGACGTCTGCGGGTCGAGCACGCCGGTGAAGACGGGCATCCACGGCAGCGGGGTGAACCAACCGACCCAGACGCCCCAGCCCTGGATGACCGAGCCGGGGTTGTCGTCGGTGAGGGGGTTGTAGATGACCTCATTGGAGCTGATCGGCATGGTGGGGTCGATGGGAACGGCGCTCGGGAAGACCATGCCGCTTTGATAGAGGTACTGGACCTCGCGGTAGTAGCCGTACTTCAGGGTGCGGGTGCACTCCTGGCAGACCATCGTGATGGCGTCCTCGATGGCCTCGGAGACGTCGTCATCGTCGCTCCAGGTGTCGCCGGTGATCTTGCGGTACTGCTGGTTGCTGACGAGCGGGTCGGGGTCCGGCGAGGCGCTCGGGCTACTGGTGACGATCGGGCTGAGCGGCAGCTCCATCGGCTGCGGCGGGATCACCATGCTCATGCGCTCAGCTCCTCTTCGGTCATCAGCTCGTCGGCCAGATGTGCCGGGTACTGCAAGCCCGCCCTGAATGCCAGGGTGCGGTCAGAGCGCCAGAAGAGTCTCTCTGTGGCCTCCAGCATCTCCACGCCCTTCGGAGGAGCGAGCCGGGGGTCTGGGTCTGGGTAGGTCGAAACGGACCAGGGAACGCCTTCTAGCTCGTCCACATCGTCATAGAAGACGACCTGGCTGCCGGTGCCAGCTTCCCGCCGTCCTCGCCTGGTGCGCTTCACGGCTCAATCGTAGGGACGGGGATGCCGAAGCGGGGTGACCCCTGGCAGGAGAGGTCTACCCCGCTTCGGACTGACGGCTTCCCCGAAAGCCGCATGGTGATTAGCCCAGACTAGATGTGCGCAAGTGAGCTAACGTTGACGAAGAGGTCCGGACGGAAGACCATCAGGCCGACTCGCTCTTCGCAGACGAGCAGGATGGCGTTCTGCTCTGCGTAGCGCTCCCGGTAGGTCTCGACGTTCACCTCTTCCCGGTCGGCGATCATGGCGCCGAGCTGGAAGTCGCCCACCAGCGCGGAGTCCTCGGTGATCGCACGGGTCCGGTACGTCGGCACGCCCCACACCGTCAGCGGCAGAGCCGAGAACGGCGTCCCAGCGTCGAGCACGCCCGACGTCGAGGCACGGTTCGTGAACATCTGCCATGCGTTGAAGGGGTTGAGCACCACAGCGGTTGGTGTGCCGTCGTGGTTCTCGACCTTGGCGAACGCGTTGCCGAAGGTGGTCACGTTGTCGGTGGCCAGGGACTGGGTCTGGACGCCGCTCGTCTGGAGGATGCCGGTGATGTCAGGCCAGGTGCCTGAGCCGTTCAGGAACTCGTTGTCCTCCTTGAACTTCACGAGGTATGGCAGACGGGTGTTGATGTATTGCACCACCGCTGCCGCGTCCTCAAAGAGCTGCTTGGAGATGACGAGCGTCGCCGCGATGACCGTGGGGTCAGCCTTGGCGCCCTGGAAGCTCAGCGTTGCCGTGGGCTTGGTCCCACCTTCCGCCACGGACGAAGCCGACTCGTAGTTCGTCGGGTTCAGCTCCTGGACGTAGGGGATCTGCGCCAGCGTGGTGGTCATCGTGGGGATGAGGTCACGCAGGTACAGCCGGGCCTGCCGTGGGATCGGGGCGATCGGCTGGCCAACGGGAAGCAGGTTCCCCGTGCCGGTCGAGTCGTAGGTGGGAGGCCCACCTGATGCCCACTCGGTGACGGTCGCACGGGTGAGCAGGCCGCCTGTGTTGAAGGCGTCGAACTCGGCCCGCAGGCCCATCTCCGCAGCCGACCCACGGTCGGAGAAGCTCATGTCAAAGCCGTGGTTGCCCCGGCCGGTCGGGCCGTCGCGGACGACCCAGTCCATGAAGCCGCTGCCCTCGTCCATGAGGACGTCCGCGATCGAACGGACGTCGTGGCCGTGGACGTTGCGGAAACCGCCCTGGTTGGCGGTGATGCTCTGATCGGAGCGGCGCTGCTCCAGCTCGGACAGCGTGATCGCTGCGTCAAGCTCGCCGACTTCGTCAATGAGAGCGCGAATCTCGCGCTTCTGATCGTCGGTGCGCTCGCTCTCTGGGAACTCGGCGAGGCCCTTCCGCAGCTCTGTGCCGCGGTCGTACAGCTCCTCCAAGCTCATGTCTGTGAGGGTTTTCGTACCCATGTCGGGTAGCTCCTTTGGTCGAATCGGACGTGATGCGTCTACGACTTCGACTGGAGCAGTCCGGCCCTCAGTGCGGCGTCTGGATGAGACGGTAGGCGCGGTGGCCCAGCTGAATGGGGGATGGTCTAGCGGTAGGGGTAGCGGAAGGAGCCTGCTACCTGATGGATGGCGCTGCCCGCCCAGCCCGCGGAGGTGCCGCCAGCATTGAAGTTGACCGTCGTGGAGCCTGAGGTCACCTGGACCTGCACGACTTTAGTGCCGATGCCGTCGAGGCAGTAGATGGTGTTGAGGAAGCTGCTGATAGTCGACTGGATCGGGAGGTTGGACAAGGAGACGCTCGTTCCTCCCGCGCTCGGAGCGACAACTGTGACGATGGAAACGTCAGCCCATCCATCGCTCCCGTAGTGGCTGAAAGCGACGATCGTCCCACCCGACCCGTTACCGCTCCAGCTCGGAGTCCACTTGAAGTAGGGGGGGAAGCCCAACGGGTCCAGGAGAGAGAACCAGTTGGAGTTGAGGTCAGGGTTAGCAGCCATCGAGTAGTCGTCGGTGTTAGCCATGGTGACCGTGGTGACGCCACCACTACCTGTGGAAAAGACGGAGCTGGCCACCACGCCGTACTTGATGACCCCGGACTCGGCCCAGCGGAGCTTCGTGCCCGTGGTGTAGCGGTGGGTGAGGTTGATCGGACTGCTGACGGTGAAGACGAAACTCGACACATGGGTCCAGTTGTTGGGCGCCGCGTTCCAGCCGTCCGCTGGCGCCACTGGTGCCGGTTGGTTGTCGAAAGGCAGCCGAGAGGCGATGTAGTTGGCGATCGAGCGGTGGCCGTCCGCTCCCGTGGAGGACTGGGCGAAGTCACTGGGGTGCAGGAAGTCACCGTCGCTGAGGCCGTAGGGGTCGGCGGAGCCGGATGCCGGGGTCGAGGAGATGTCGCCTATGCGCTCCATCAGGTCGAGGAAGACGCAGTTGTTGGCGGCGGCGACCGCCGCGTAGGCAGCCTGGACTGTGGGCCAGGCCGCAGCCGAGACAGAGCAGGGAGAGCCGCCGCGGTAGGGAGCGATGAGGTCGATCTCAGTGAGCGGAGCAGCAGCAATCGCGTCCTGGACAACGGTGGTGATGTCGGTCTGGAGTTGCGAGACGGTACGGCCGGTGTTGAGGTCGTTGATCCCGGCGGCGATGTAGAGCCGCCTCGGCTGCAAGAGGGTGAGAAGCGCTTGCCAGCCCGGGTACGGCGTAGAGCCGCCTCCGGCCCACCACTGCATGAGCGACCCGCCCTGCGCCACGTTGACGAGGACATGGCCCTTGGTACCATCGCTCTGGACGTAGATCGCTCCGACCACGACGACGTTCGGTGAGCTGGTGCCGGAGGTCTGGATGACCTCCAGGGTGCGCAACTGGGCCGAGCCGAGGTCCCCTGTGTCGGCGATGACGTAGCCCGTGCCGCCGGTCGAGATCGTGCCGCTATTGGTGTTGAACGTGTAGGTGCCCGTCGTCAGCGTGCCGGTCGCACCTGAGATCGTGACCACGTTGTTGGTGATGCCGGTGATCGGGCAGCCGGTGGTGATGCCGGGTCCGGAGGCGCAGTTATCTCCCACATGGAGTCCCGTAACATCGGTGAGGGTGAGGGTGGTCGTGCCGTTGGTGGCGACGCACGCGTAGTTGCCCAAGCTCACCGCGACGACGGCGTTCCCTCCCGAGGACTGCTTGGCCAGGATGACAAACGCTCTGCGGAAGACTCGGGTGTCGCCGACGATGCCACCGCTGCCGTTGAGGTTCATCGAGGTAAGGGTGTTCGGTCCGACTGTGCTCGCCACAGGCGATCCGGCAATGGCGACGCTCGACCATGAGTATGGCGGTCCCCAGAAGCCGCCCTGGTTGTAGACGGCGTGGAAGCCGCGGTAGTTAGCCGGGAGGCCGTTCTCCCAGTTCTCCCAGTTCGACAGCAGGCTCGTGAAGTCGGTGATGCCGATGCCCGAGTTATTGATGGCCGGGTTATGGACACCCTGGCCGAAGATGATCGAGTCGCCGATCGCCATGTCGATAGTGAGGCCTGCGAGGGGGCTGGTGGAGTAGCCGTCGAAGACCGTCATCCGCGAGACGCTGGAGCGGGCTGGGCCGTCTTGGAAGGCGCCAGCGACGACCTGCGCTGGTGAGGCACCTGCTCCTGGAGGACCCTGTGCGCCGGTAGCCCCGGTAGCGCCGGTGGCCCCCTGTGGCCCGGGCGGACCGGTACTCCCCTGGAGGACGAAGGGCGGAGGCTCGGTCGGCAGCACGCGCTGGCAGGAGGCGATGTCGATGGGCGATGTCGAGTGGTCGAGCTGGATGTAATAGATGAACTCCGGCGCGCCGCCGACGCGCTCGGTCACCTGGTAGGCGACATCAACCGGCTCGGTCGCCGTGTCGTTCGTAGCCAGCAGGGTGGTGCTGAAGTTGCCCGAGCCGTCGAGCGTGAGGGTGATGGGGGTCCGAGCGACGTTGGCGACGCCGGGCTGGTACATCGAGTAGGTCAGCTGGAGAGTGACCGATCCCGAAACGGCGATGCCGTGCTCATCCTCGTAGTGGCCGGTCAGAGTGACGGCGGTGAAGGCCATCTATGCCGCCACCCGTGGGCAGGACGCTATGTCGATCGGACTCGTGGCATGGGGTATCTGGATCGAGTACAGGTTGACCGGCGCCCCGGTGATCTCCTCGATCACGTTGTAGGAGGACATGGGCGGCTGTGTCCCGGCGTCATCGGTGGCCAGCACGGCGGTGCTGAAGCCTCCGGCCGAGAGCGGGAGCACGATGGACGCTGTCGGCGCGACGCCTACGCCGGGCTGGTGCATCTGCTGGCTGAGCTGGAGGATGACGCTGCCGCTCGCAGGATTGCCCTGCGTGTCCTTGTAGGTGCCGGTGAGCGTGATGGAGGTGAAGGGCACACCTCAGATTACGGGGGCTGCCTCGATATTTTCGGGGATGGTGGGGGTGTCCTCGGGTGGCCATTTGCGGAAGACGACCTCCCGGCCCGCCTTGCGCTCGTTGTCCACGAACTCCCTGGAGGCGTGCACCGGCTCCTTCCAGTTGCGGCCCGATGTGTGCGTCAGGTGGCCGTTCCAGCGCCAGGTGCGCTCGTTGAGGTGCACGAACTTGGCCCCGGCGTCGAGCAGGCGCAGCCAGAGCATGTAGTCCTCGCCAGTCGGCATGTCCCCCGGCTTGCCTTGGTCGATGAAGCCGCCGACCTCCTTGACCAGCGACGTCCGCACCAGGACGGTGATCGGGATGAAGTTGCCTGACTCGCCGCGGAGCCGGTTCTCGACGTGCGGGGTGAACGGCATGCCCTCGGGCGTCCTCAACCGGTCGGGATCGTCCTCGGCAGGCAGCCGGAAGAAGTCGGTGTTGATGCCGTCGAACCAGGGGTAGACCAGGTCGGCGCCGGTCTCCGCGGCTTTGACGACGAGATGCTCTAGGTGGAGCGGCAGGAACTCGTCATCATCATCGAGAAATGCAACCCACTCGGTGTCGATGGCATCGAGCGCTCGGTTGCGGGTGGCACTGGCGCCTTCGCCGTGGTGGTCGATGGCGACGCTGATCTGATCCGGTGGCCAGGTCTGGCGCACGACGCTGGACAGGGCGTTCTCCAGCATTTTCATCCGGGGTGGGATGCTGGGCACAGCTACACCTACTGTGGTCGGCTTCATAGCCCCCCCTCCAGTGACATAGCTGCTCCCTGCTCCAGGCTGATGCGGTGAGTGTAGGAGTCGTGCATGAGGTCGACTGACGCAAACCGGAACGCCGCTCCGTCCGGCTTGGTGTCGTCGCATACAATCTCCGGCTCGTAGCCAGCGGCGTCGGCGAGGATGCGGGCGAGCTGGCGCATCGAGGTGGGCTTGCCGGTGCCGAGGTTGACCGGTCCCTGGCAGTTGGCGTCGAGCATGGTCGTGACGGCTCCGACGACGTCCTCGACATGGATGAAGTCGCGGGACTGGGTGCCGGTTCCCCAAACGACGAGCGGGTCCTCTCGCCTCTTGACTCGCTCCAGGAGCGCTCGGAAGGGGTAGTTCTCACTCTGATCGGCTCCGTAGCCCGACTGGGGCCGCAGGACGAGGAGATGCTGACCGGCTCGCTGGACCTCACGCGCCTGGACCTCACCGACGAGCTTGGTCAGCCCGTACATGCTGTCGGGCTGCACGATGTCGTCCAGGTCTATGTCCGCCTCAGTGTGAGACCGGCCGGGGACGTTGAGGCAGAGGGGATAGGCAGCAGAGGACGAGAAGTAGACGGCCTGGCGTGGCCGCGCCTCCATCAGCCACTGGAAGTAGCTCGCATCGAGAGCGAAGTTGTCAGCCACTGTGAGTGGCGTGCTGGCCCGGGTCGCTGCATCGGGGATGGCCGCAGCGCAGTGGTAGACGATGTCGAAGTGGCGTGTCGAGTGATTGAAGAAGTCACGCACGTCGACCGGCACATCGTCTCGGATGTCGACGCCGAAGGTGAGGTCGCCGAGCATCCGGTGGCGTAGATAAAAGTGGGACCCGATGAAGCCCCGGTGACCCGTGACGAGAACTGTGCTCATGCCTGGGCAAGAAGAACCTGGAAGTTGAAGCCGCCCTCGACCTCGACGTGCTCCATCACCCTGTATCCGGCCTGGGAGACGAGCCTGGCGTAGCCGTCCATATCCCAGCACCAAGCGTGGGAGCCGTCATGGTGCTCCTCGGTTTCGTTGGCCGGGCTGGAGGCGATAAGGAAGTCACTGTGGGAACGCACCAAACGCAACCAGCCGTGCGGGTCCTGGAGATGCTCCAGCACCTCGGTGCAGATGGCGAGCTGGCCCCACTCGACCTCGGCATTGAGGAAGTCGCGGTAGCGGACGTCGACATGGCGCACCTCGGTGCCGTAGCGCACGTTGCTGGGCATGAGGTCGTAGCCCCAAGTCAGCACACCGCGGGTCTCCTCGATGCCCTCGTCGGCCAGGAGTGCGAGTAAGCCGCCGTCGCCGCAGCCGAAGTCCACGATTGAGACGACGTCAAACTCCGTCACGGCCTGGACGACGAGATCCCTTGTAGCTCTGAAGCGAGCGTTGTGGACCGACTGGTTGAGATGCGGCGCGTGCTCGCGGTGCTCATACCACTGCGCAGTGAAGGGCCAGTCGCTGCCGGGCGGATAGAGCTGGATCTCAGTCATAACCCTCGACAGGTAGTCACAGGGGCGCCCCTGCCGCGACGGCCGCCAGCTTGGCGATGTCCTCGTGCAGCCGGTCAGCGGCGTAATGGTTCCATGCCTGGCGGTCGTGGTTCCACATTTCGCCGCTATTGACCCGGGCATGTCCCTCGTCCCACTCGGCCTTCCCGGCCTGAGGGTGCATGTGTTCGATGATGACGTCCGGCAGGTAGGTGAGCGTGTCGAGGTACTCGCCCCAGGTCTTCCAAGCATTGTCGAGAAAAAGATGCTTCAGCTCGGGCGGCGCAATGTAGCCGAGGGTGCTGACGATCCGACTGTCGAGGAAGACGGCGGTGGGCAGGTTCGCTCCTTGCATCAGGTCGTTGCCGTAGACGATCGCACAGGGTCGTATCAGCGCCTTGATGAGCTGGCGATCCCAGTGCTGGGTACGTGGGACGTGGTCATCTCCCATGAAGCCGATGAAGGCGAACTCCTGGGCCGCTTCTACGGCGATCCGGTTGAGCGTCCCGTTCATCGACGTGCGCGGGTAGTGCGCAATCCGTAGGTCGACCTCCCACTCCTGCGCCATGGCCGTAAAGGTGGATAAGTCGTAGGAACGATCGTCGTCGTCCATGCCGAGGTACAGCGTGCAGCTGGCGCCGGTCTCGGCCCATGCCATGACGAGTCGGCGTGCCTCGATCGAACGTCCTCGTGTCGGCACGATGACGCACAGCCGCTCAGCCAGCTCTCGCTCTGCAAAACCTTCCCAATCCGCCAACGCCATGCCGTGATCCTATGAAGCGGACTTGGCTTCCTGGGGGATGAGTCCCCACGCTTCGGCCCAGCGCCAGCTCTGCTTCTCGTAGGTGTGCTCGGCCATCCGCTCGCGGGCCTGACCGGCTGAGTCGGCGCGGGTCTGCTCGTCGGTGACCATTCGTTGAAGAAACTTGCGCCACCGCGCATGGTTCGGGACGATGCGCCCGATACCGAGCCGTGCCATGCGCTCGTTGTCCGGCGTGGCTGAAGCGAGAACGGGAACCCCCGTGGCGGCGAACTCCATCATTTTCAAGCAGCTGTTATGGCTCACGAACCCCGCGGCGGCGAACACTGAACCCTGCACCTGGAGGTCGATGGGACTCATCTCGCATGGCTCGACGGAGACCACCTCCTCGGCCCAGGCCATCGGCCGGTAGGCGTTGGAGTGTCGCTTGGCCGTAATGGCGTCGAGCCGGGACCGCTTACGCTCGGAAAGGAACCCGATTTCCTTGGCGAAGACGTCCACGGCAGCGCGCCGCAGGTTGAGATGCCAGTAGGTCCCCACGAAGCCAGTGCGGGCGATGCGAGAGACCCTAGGTCGAACGGTGGACTCGATCCCCAGGGCCGTCAAGAGACGCTGGACGTCACGAGCGAATGCCTCGTACTTGGTCGTGAGACTTACGGCGGAGCCGGATGCCGTGCCGTCTGCCTCGAAAAGTCCAGCGAGGAACTGCTGGACGACGGCCCGGGGCGACCGCCAGATGACCTCGGGAATGCAGACCAGGCGACGATGCCCCTCCACCACGCCGAGTGATCGCATGAACCGGAGCAGGTGCGTCGAGGACGCCCCCACAGATTGGCGTCGGAGAGGGGCGCCCCCCCAGGTCGTCATGGCCTCGGTCAGGGGCGACAGCCCCATCTGGCGCAGGTCCTCGCTCACCAGCTCGATGAGGTCGGCATCCTGGCCGTCACAATGGATTCGCAGGCTCGTCGCGGCAGCTGAGCCGTCACCCGCGAAGAGACCAAGGAACCGTCCCCAGCGCTCCGAGATAGCGACCCGGGGCGCGTCCTCGGCCGTCATGAACTCGGTGCCGGTGTTGCCCTTCTTCCGGCTCAGACGCCCGTCCGATGGCCAGGGGACGCTCACGATCGTGTCCGCTCCGATCTCGTCGGGGGTCGTGGTCACCACGTCACCCGCGCTGATGTCCTTGGCCTCGGTCCATGCCCCGTTGACCCAGAGTCGGTGCTCCGCGGTGAGGCGGAGCTGGCGACCCGCGGAGGTGGTCAGGAGGAGTCCGTCCCTGGCGTCCTGATCTTCTCGGGCCTCCACCCGCCGCCAGCGGCCGTCGTTCCACACCTTGTCTCCAACATCGACCTCGGAAAGCGGAAGAATCCCCCTCTGCGTGGCGATCCGCGTCGTGGAGTCGAGGCACTTGGCCCGGTTGAACTCGCTGTCCTGGAGCGGCACGACGCCGAGGCTGATCTCAGCCATCCGGTGGATGTATTGGTTGAAGGGCACCCAGCCCGTTGTCGTCGGCTCCTCCTTCAGCCCCAGGCACTTCTGGACGCCGACGCCGGTCCCGACGACATGAAAGCCCCAGCCGTTGTTGGCGAGTACCTGGCCGATGGCGCCTCGGGTCACCTGGAGGTCCTCGGGATGCGTGTCGGTCGAGCCGGTCCATCCGGCCGTCTCAGGTCGCTGGTCGGCCTTGACCCGCAGGTAGCGCTCGGGAACGAGGTTGGGGATAATCAGCCCATGGCCGAACCCGTAGGCGTCGAGAAGGGTCTTGGTGGTGCAGGTGACTAGGTCAGCTCGGCGACAGGCCTCCGCCACCCATTGAAAGTTGGCATGGTCGCGCTTGGTCGGGTCGTAGCCCGCGTGCGCCACGTTGGCCTGATGGATCTTGCTGAAGTGGTCGTCAATGTCGATGACGACTCGGATGCCCTCGGCCTGGAGCATGGGGATGACGTCAGACCACCAGCGCAGGTGTGAGCGCTGCATGACGACCGTGTCGGCCTCGGGCCGCTTCATTAGCTGAACGACTCGGACCGTCGCCGGGGGGGGCCAGCCGTTGAAGCGGTGACTCCAGCCCACGCTCGGGCCGTCGCTGTCTATCTCGACGTCGGCCCCTTGATCGACCAACGCAGCAGCGGGCATCCGCAACCGGTACTGGCTCGTGCCATCGTTCTCGTCCCCCGCAGGCCAGATGAGCACTTTCATGGTCGGGGTGACGCTACAACGCGCAGACGCCCCAGGCGCGAACCTGGGACGCCGTGCGTCTAAGCCCGTACTGAGAGGGGAGTTAAGTGCGGACTTAGACCTTGATGCCGTGACGGTCGAGCATGGCGATCGCACGGGCTTCCGCCTCGTCGTCGTCCTCGTCGTCATCCGCCGACATCGGCGTGGCGCCGGAGTCCTTGTCCCCAGCGTCAGAGTCTCCGTCGTCGTCGTCCTCGTTGGCCGCGGCGCCTTCGCCCGAGGGCTTGCCGGACCCGGCCTCATCGACCATGTCGTCCTGTGAGTCGTCGTCGTCATCGGGCTTGGCCCGTGTGTTGTCGTCAGCGTCGACCCATCCCTTGCCCTTGCACTTGGGGCACGTCAGCCGAGGGCCACCGTTGGGAGGGGCGGGCAGCTTGCCGTCGCCGTCGCAACGCGGGCACTCCTTCGCTCCGTCGGGCATGTCGGCACGGCTGCTGCCGTCGTCACCGTCGTCACCGTCGTCACCGAGAGCGTCGTCGGAGAGGTCGACACCGAGAGCCTTCGCCCGCTTCTTGATGTGCGCGGCAGCGGCCTTCTTGTCGCCGGTGTACTTGCTGAAGTGGCCGAGAGCCGACTGGAGGTGGCCCTTGTCGGGGATCGGGAAGTCGCCGTTCGGCATGGCGATGCCGCTGTCGGCGTACTTCTTGCGCTCATCGACCGAGACGAACCGGAGGAATAGGGGGTCCTGCCAGTAGGCGTCGCGCTGGACGGCCTCGACGCCAGAGCCTTCGCACTTGGGGCACATCTTCCCGCCCTCACCTTTGGCGTTCGTGTCGACCCTGCCAACGCCTTCGCAGAGCGAGCACTTGACCACGTGCGAGTCCATGTCCTCGGCATCGCCGTCGGCTCGCTGGCCGGTCGCCACCATGAGGGCGGCGGCTCCGTCACCAGCGGCGGCGAAGAGGTCGAAGGCTTGGCGCAGCTCGTCGGACCAGGCGTCCTTGTCGACGCCGTTCAACCACTCGGCGCCGTGACGGCAGGCCTGGTCCATCTGCTCGATCAGTTCCAGCGCGCTCTCGTCCAGTCCTTCGGAGCGCTCGCTGAGTGGCCCCCATTCCTCGTCACCGAGCACGAGGAAGAGACGTGCGTCGTTCTCGGCAAGTGCACGCTGGAACGCCTCGGGTAGCGCTTCAAGGATCTCGGCCGGGCCGATGCGCTCGGGTAGCTCGTCGTCGCTGCGCCCGGCGTCTCCATCTCCCTCCGCGCCAACGTCCTGCACCTCGTCCGCTACGAACTCGCCGTCGACCATCGTTCCCTTGATGCGCACAGGGGCCGGTGGCTCCTCACCCGGCTTGCGCACGCGGCCGATGGTGATGTGCTCCATACCGTGCAGGTTCTTGATCGCCTGCTGCGCGTCTTCGTCGGAGATCAGCCCCTCGTTCCGCAGCTTCAGGATCTGCTCGACGCCTAGTTCGGCCATTACGTCATCCTCTCTGATGCCCGTCGCTTTGGCGTCGGGGATACTTCCGATCGTTACAGGCGAGAACTCCTTCATCTTCGCCTTGGAGATGCGCCGCACGCCGCGTGTCTCGTGCGGGGTGTAGAGCGGATCGCGGAACCCGAAGGAGAAGTCGGTGAGGTCTCCGTCGCGGATCTGCGAGTAGGCCTGCGCGGCACGCGGCACGGCGTTCGTGTCGGAGAAGCGGCCGATGAGTTCGTTGTGCTGCCGGAGGGACTGGGCCTTCTCGGCGCGGCCGATGAGGTCGCGGAGGTCGTGCTGCCAGACCATCGGGGGCTTGAACTCGGCGAAGCTCTCAGTGAAGCAATCCGGGGCGAAGACGGTCCGGTAGGTGTCGACCCGCTCGTGGGGGAACTCGACCTTGACCCGGTGACGGCCGTCGGAGCTGTCGTCCAGGTCGGTGATACTGCCGGTGAGGGCATCGACCGACCGCACGAACATGCCATTGACGGTTGGTTGGCCGTCCTCAAACTCCATGCGCACCAGTCTGCGCCATGAGCAGCCCCTTTATGGGGGATGGCGTGCCTAGTAGTCGGTCTGCGGTCCTGACGGCTCGACGGAGATCTTCGGCGGGTCCTCTGGCCCGAGAGGCTCGGTGAGCACGATGACCTCGCCGCCGTAGGCCTGCTCGGCTCCCTGCTTCAGGGCTTCGGCGACGTGCGCTGGGTCATCCCAGTCCATGTCCTCGGGAACGGCCGGGATGACGAGGCTGACCTGTTTGATCTGCTTGGCCCGGTCGATGATCCGGTTATCCCCGCTGAGCTGGCCGTTTTCAAGCGCGGCGACGCCCTGGCCCGGTGGGGCCTCCAGAGCTACGACGGCGCAAAGGTTGGACATGCCGCAAGTCTACTTGGTTTCGGGCTGCAAGTCAGGATTAGCGTGCAGCGCCATGGCTCCGAGGATGAAGTTCCTGGTCTGGAGGTCTTTCCGCTGGCCGCCCAGACCGACCAGGCGCCCGTAGGTGCCGTAACCGGTGTCGCCGAGGAGGCTCTGGACACCCATGGTGAAGATCTCGTGCGCCCGGTCCGGCCCGGGGCGGTCCTTGTAGACCTTGCCTGCGTATTGGTCGAAGAACTGGTCCGCTCGGCTGTACTCCCTTTTGTAGCCCCGCATCAGCTTCGGCGTCGTGTTCGGTGCTCGGACCTCCAGATGCGTCGCCTCCAGGCGCATCAGGCCCATATTGGTGTACTCCATGCGGTGGCCGATCTCGTGCACCATCGTCGGGTCGTCACCTGGTCTCGTCTTGATGACCGAGACGCCTTCCGGCGCTCCTCGCTTGATGAGCTGTCTGGTGCGGGCGCCAAAGTCCTGGTAGTGGGCGCGGCTCTTGGCGCTCTTCAGGGCCAGGTGTCGGCCGAGGGCGGAGTTGCGAATCCACTGGGCCGGGTAGACCTTCAGGGCCTTTCGGAACGCGGCCTCGATCTTGTTGTCGGTGCCGGTGTGCGGGTGAGCGGCGATCGCCTCGTCGTCGCCCATCGAGCGCTCCTTGCTCAGCTCCTCCAGCGTGGCAGCGCGGAGCTTGTCGCTGGCGTCCCGCTCGGCTGCGGTCTCCTTGGCCCTCAGCTCACGCTTGGCGTCGATCTGATCGGAGTAGAGCTGGTCCTCTGCTTCGGTCATGCCGGACTTAAATCTAGGCTCCGGAGCGGCCCCGTAGGCCTGGTGCGCCCGCTCAGCCTCCTTCAGCGCCTCTTGCACCTCTGGGTGGGCGTCGATGCGAGCGGCGATCTCAGCGCCCTTCTCCATGACGGCGGCGTGCCGGGCAAAGTCCTCGGTGTTGAGACCGCCCAGCTCGGTCATGGCACGGTGCTGCTCTTCCTCCTGCGCCAGCCCGCGCCCGGTCCCCATCTGATTCTCAATGCGTACCCGTAGCTCGTTCGTCGCAGTGAGGCCTCCGGTGCGTGGCTTGCGGTCCGCGATGTCCGCGGCCATCTCGTGCGCCGCAGCGACTGCTGCCTTAGCATCAGCGTCGCTCTCAAACCGGTCGACGTCCTCAAAGGCACGCTTGGCGGCTTCCAGTGCCTGGTCTTGCGCACGGGACTGTGAGAGCGAGGCCCCAGGGTCACGCTCTGGAGCGAGACGGCTGAAGTCCTCGGAGTTCTTGGAGTCATGGATGGCCTTGACGAGTTCCGCCTGCCACTTCGATCCGGTGCCGGGGAAGTAGCCGCCACTGATCGTCCCGCCTGCGCGCAGCCGCCGCTCAACGCTGTCGCCGATCGTCTCGCCCGCCTCTTTGTCGTAGTGGTGCTGGATCGCCATGCGTGTGCGGTAGTCGGATTCGCTGTCACCAGTCAGCTGTCGGTGCAGGAGTAGTTCGGCCGCCTGGCGCCGTCCCTCGCGTAGGTGCTCGGGGGTGAAGGGAACGGACGGCGACCCTTCCAGGATCTTCAGACCTCTCGCCTTCGCATCCTCGGACGCCTTGGCTCGTGCGTGGCTGGCCTGAACTCGGCCGACGTTGCTGCCGTGGGCGCGGGCGAGAGTACCGACCCCTGTCGCTGTCGTAGGCCCGATGTTGCTCGGGCTGTCCTGCATCGTATAGGTGCCCTCTTCGGAGGTCAGCGTGAGCTTGCGTTTGTTGGGGCCGGAGATGGGGTCTTCCTCGTTGGAGACGACCGTGACCGGGTTGCGGTCCCAGGTGTAGCCGACGAAGTCTCCCGGCCTGAGATCGGCGACAGTGCGGTCCTCGGGACGCAGGCCGTTCTTCCGATCGAGGATGTCCTGGTAGGCCTGTGCCTTGCCCGCGAAGTTGCCGCCGTTGCTGCCGTAGGAGGATGGATTCCTCCGCTCGCGTTCAGCTTCGGCCAGGTTCTTGTCGCGCTCCGTCTTTGCCTCCTCGGTGCCGAGGGGACTGTCGCTGAAGACGTGTTTCTTTACGGCTTGGTCGTAGCTGACGTTGAACGCTGACCACTCCCGCCACGCCTTCCAGGAGCGCTCAAAGTTCGGGTCGCTGCGGTCGAACGTCCACGGACGCGTGATGCCTGCCCGGTCGGCCGGTGTCTCCTTGGCGCCGCGGGGCAGGATGTCGTAGGTGTTCGCCTCATACCGGCGACGGCCGAGAACCTGCTTGTGGCCACTCTCAAAGGTCACGGTCAGGTGCTTCTTACCGGTGATGCTGGCGATAGGCGTGTAGTCGAGCTGGGGGATGATGTCGCCGACGGCTAGCTCCTCCCTCTTGGCGCGTCCCGACTGGAGCTTGGTGGGCGCGTAGACCTGCGCCTTGACCGGCTCGCGTGGCGGCTCGCTCGGGACGACCTCGGTCTTCTTCGGCAGGAAGTCGGCACTGGCGTGCATCGCGTACCCAGCTGCGACGCCCTCGCGCTTCGCACGGGCCTGGTTCGCCTTCAGGTCCTTGGTGGCAGCCAGATGCGACTCGGCCAGCTCCTTCGCCTCCTCCCGGCTGAGGTTGTGGCTCTGGGCGTCGAGACGCGCCTGGATGTAGCCCTCTACGAAGTGCTGGCCTCGTGAGCTGTCCTTCGCGTACCTGCCCTCGTGGATCTCCTCGGCCTCGTGCTGGAACCGGTCGACGTTCGCAGCGTGGACGATCTTCTCCTCGTGGCTCATCTTCGCCGGGCGGGGCATCCGCGGGATGGGTGGTGGCTCGCCGTGTTTCGGCCTCGGGTGGTGCAGGTACGGGTGCTCTTCGTGCCACTTGGCCCAGTTGCGAACCTGGAGCTGGCCCGGCTGGATGCGCTGGGCGAGCATCGCCTGGTACAGGTCGGCGACGTCAGCTACGTCTGGATCGGCGTCGAGCGTCGTCGTCATGCCGCCAGCCGTTCGACTTCCTCGGGGGTCCAGCCCATGTCGCCGGATGCCTCGTCCTCGTGCGCTCCGAGGTTGCCGCTCCAGTGCCGGGCTGCCTCCTCGTCGTAAGGCACGAGCGTCAGCTTCGCATGGCGTTGTGACGCGTCCCGGGCGATCTCCTGCATCAAGGCTGACCCGGCCCCGTGGGTGATGCCCGTCGACCCCATGAAGGCCAGGTGGTGGCCGCCGAGATGGCCGCGGGGGTGGCTGGCCGAGATGGCCGCGATGTGACCCTCGGCTGTGCGGGCGATGCGGATTTTGGCAGCTGGGTTCTTCAGCCCATTCGACGCGGCGATGTGAGCCAGCTGGAAGCCCTTTTCGACCCGGTCCGGCAGTGGCTTGCCACCGTTCGCCTCGATCAGCCGGTTGCGCAGGTCCACCAGCTCGGTTCGGTCGATCCGGCGCAGCTCGGCCTTGTTGTCGGCTCCGTTCAGCTCCTCAACCGTTCCGCCTGCGCCGTGGAACCGCTTGGCGTTCTCGGTGATGTGCCGGTGTGCTTCCTCGATCGGCTGGTGCTCCAGGTCCCATTTCGTCCAGTCGCGGGTGAGGAGCTTGAAGACAGCGGCACGGATCTTGTCGGGATGCGCGGCCGGGTCTGGCTCGTTGCCGAGGTCAAGCGGAACGGTGCCGTGGAACTTCCAGCCCTGCGACGGGTTCGTCAGCCGGTAGGCGCCGATGCCGGGCTTGGAATAGACGTAGAGCTGCTTGTCCTCGGGCGAGTAGACGACGACCATCGTGTGCGGGTTGATGCCGTTGGCCTTGGCGTAGGCGACCTTGCGCTCGACGGCGTCCTTCGCTGGCTTCGCCTTGTACTCCTTCGCCGACGTGGAGACAGCCTTGACCTCGTAGCCGTTCTTGCCGTAGGTGAGGTCGAGCGGACCCTGTCGGCGACCCGGGTGGTCGTTGGACATGCCGAGGTGCTCGATAAGGGCGTTCTCGACGGCGTCCCCCAGCGCGGTGTTCGTGATGCCGATGGCCGTGAAGCCGTTCGTCTTGCGCTTGCCCAGCCCGGTCGGGTCCGGTGGGTCGACCCAGGCGTGCTCGATGAGGTTGCCGGACTTGATCGTGACGCGGCCTACTCCGGGCGTGATGGTGCTCTTGCGTGGGCGCCCGACCTTGTGCGCCTCGTCCCATGCCTCCCACGAGCGCGTCTCAGGCTGAAGCTCGACGTTGTCACCGGTCGGGCTGCGCCACTCGCCGAGAGCGCTGAGCCGGTAGCCGTGTGCACCCGGCTTCGCCTTGACATGGACGACCTGGATGTCGCTCTCCTTCGTGTTGGCGAGTGCCTGCGCGTCGCTGAGGAAGAAGAGTGGGTCCTCGGGTCCGCCGTGCACCGACCGCCAGGTCGAGAAGTGCTTGTAGAAGCCCATCGCGTCGTCGCGCTTCTCCTCGGGCGTGGCGTCGCGCCAGTAGTGCGTGTACACGGTCCCTTTGGGAACCTCGATCTTGTTAGACCACGGCGCTGGCTCCCATCCCGGACCGTGCTCGGCGCGGAACTCTTCGGGCGTGGTAAAGATGGCGCTCTTGACCTTCTTCCCGGCGAGTAACGCCTGGACCCCCTGCGGTAGCTCGTCGCCCTTCTTCCACTTGCTGTTCCAGTGCTGCAAGAGGTCTTCCTCAAAGGGCGTCGACCCCTTGTCACCCTTCTTGGCTCCCTCCAGCAGCTCCTTCGGCGTGATCTCGCCTCGCGCCACCTGACGCGCCTCCAGCATGGCGTTCTTGATCGCGTGCGCTGTGGCCAGGTCGTCGGTGTAGGAGATCGTGTGCGACTCGCCGCCGCCGAGACCGTGACCGAGACCCATGTTCAGCTCGTCGCGAGACTTCAGGCCGCCGCTCGCTACGACAGCCGCATGGTTCGTCGTGACGTGGTACAGGTCGTGGGGCAGTGGCTCCCAGCCGACGGTCGCCTCGTGGCCGAGAATGAAGTAGCCGTGCGCGGTCGCCTCGGCGGGCGTGATGTGGCCCATCGCCAGGCCGTGTCGGATCTTGGCCTTCCAGGTGTGCTCCTCGGCCATCTGCTTGTCGAAGTCGCCGCCCTCGACCCACTCGGGACGGCGCCCGACCTTGTGCGCGGCGTCCCACGCGGCCCAATCGCGTTGGCCGTCCTCTTCGTCGGGCTTGTCGAGCTGGCCGCCAACGAGCATCAGCAGGTCGTTGTTGCTGGCCTTATCCAGCCAGGCGCCGAAGTCGTCGGTGAGGCTCATTTCTGCACCACCACAATCTTGTGCGGATCGAAGACGACCCAGTTCGTCGCCGCGTTCTCCAGCGGTCCCATGCGGTTGTCGTAATACTCGGTCTGGATCGCATCGAAGCCGCGGCTCTCGGCCAGCTCTCGGATCATCACCGAGGCCTCCTGGGGCGTGGCGGGCTTGCGGGCTTTGACTGTCTTCAGGATGTCGTTGCTTTCTCCCAGAGTGGCCGGATGCTCGACGGCGATCCTCGTCTCCAGGACTCCGTTAGGGGTCCCACCAGCATACACCCAAGCCAACTTGTTAGACGAAGTGAAGTAGGCACCCTGGCCGTAGGTGTTGGCGTTCAGGGTCTGCGAGATCGTCGGCCGGGTCCGGAAGCCGGACCGCTTGATTCCGGCCACGGCCCCCGGGATGGGGCTGCCGTGGAAAAGCGGTCTGGTGACCTTGCTCTGATGGGCAGCCAGCCAGGCCTCGGCCTCCTCAGGCGACATGACCGGCTTCCACGCGCCGGGGCCGAGCGGGACGTGGGGGGACTCAGCGGCTTCCGTGACGCCCTTCTTGTCGCGGGGGTGATGCGGCCGGAGCGCATCGAAGACTGCCCAGGAGCGGACGTCCAGCTCGCCGGGGACGATCCGAGTCCCGTTGAACGCGTAGCGCTGCGGCTCGCTGCCCTGCCGGTGGACGCTGAGGTGCGTGAAGGTGATCGGCGTGGGCGGCACCGGATCGGGCATCTCCTCGCCCTCGCCGAGGTACGTCAGCGTGGCGTGCGGATGAAAGTCCTGGTGCTGGCTGGCGTTGAACTGCTCCAACGGTGGCCTGAGCGCGTCGATGCCCTCGATCGTTGGCTGGACCCAGACCGGCGTCTTCCAGTCGCTCGACTCGGACGGTGGGAAGGTACCTATCCCGCTGAGGACCCCGTGCAGCGGCGGCGTGGCCGCTGCGAGCTGGGCGGCTGCCGTGAGGATTGCCTGGTATTGCTCGGGCGTTGTCTGACCGGCGTAGACGATCGTGATGTGGTGGTCGTCCACGCCGTTGTCGACCGCAGGTAACACGCCTGGAGGAATGTCCAGGCTGACCATGGTCGAGCCGGACTTCAGATCGCTGTCGTCACGCTCCAGCGCCCGGCCAGAGCCATGCTCGGATGGCCAGAGCACTTTTGGGTCGGCATCACTCTCCCCGCGAACCACCGTGAGTTCGGAGCTGATCTTCTTGCGGTGGATGGGCGCGAGCTGCTTGGGACGAGTGGGGATGCGTGCTCCGCCCTGATGTGGCGGCGTCATGGACGACCCGACGATCTTGATGTTCGGGAAGCCGATGGCTGCGGGCGGCGGCGGCGGCTCAACCACCCTGTCGGGGCGCGGCGTCATGATGACCTTGTCGCGCTCGATCGCCTTGCGGACGGCGTTCTTCGCCTCTTCGACGCTCTTGAACTTGCCGTGCACGAGGAACCGGCCGCCGCCGTTGACGCTGGTGCGGATCGCTGCGCCGCGGATCGTGCCGTCGAGCGCCTCGTGGACCTGGCCGGTGTAGTGGACATTGCGGTGGACGACGCCGACCTGGTGCATCCGGCCCGTCTTCACCCACGGGTGCTCGGCGTCCCACTCCGCCCAGTCGCGTGTCTCCAGCTCGTCGTCGCTACGAGCGTCCGGCAGGTAGCGGCCTTGCGAGGTGTGGTGGCAGTGGGTTTGGTCGTAGAGGTTGTCGGCATCGGACATCGCCTGGAAGTCGTCGGAGCGGGCGAGTACGTCATTGACGTTCGTGTACTGGTCGGGGAGCAGGAAGACCTTCTGGGCGGCGAACGCCGGGCCGGTCTTCTGATCCGGCCTGCCGTAGATGAGCACGCTGTTGCGGGCATGGGTCTCGGTTGAGACGGCCTTGCCCGCCAGTGGCGAGTACATCTGCATGTGCGACGCCCATGCTGCGGCCTCACCGTTGCGGTCGAACGCTCGCCCCGATGCGGCGTGGCCGAAGGCGTCGTGCACGGCGCGGAACTCGTCATTCTGCTCGTTGGTGAAGATGGGCTTGCCGGTCTCGGGAATGATGAGCTTGCCGCCGGTCGCCGCCGTGGAGAGCGTGTACTGGTGATGGTTCACCGTGATGTCGTGGATCAGCTCATCGACGTTCTTGTAGGGGTCGTGGTCGGCCACTTCGACTTTGACGCCCAACACCTGGGTCAGGTACAGGTACTGCATGTGCGTCTCTTTGATGAGCTGGTCGTAGGCGGCCTGCGCCGCAGGGTCGTAGGTCGGCGCCTTGTCGTAGAGGTCGGCGATCTCGTGGCCCGTGACGGGGTCGGCAGCGACATGCGAGAAGTCGATGTCAGTGCGGCCGGGCGCGCCTAGCTCGGGATGCGCCTCGACGTAGCTGTGCTTGCCCTTGGCTAGCTCGGGAACTGGTGCGAAGACAGACCCGGGGAAGTGACCCGGCTCCTCTTCAGGCTCGGGCTTGTGCGCGCTCGGACGCGGATGATGGATGTACGGGTGCTCTTCGTGCCACTTCTTCCAGTCACGCAGATCCAGCTCGCCGGTGCGGATGGCCTGTGAGCCGCCCCACTTGCGGACGGCGTCGTTGACTCCGATGCGTGCTGCTGCCAGCGCGTCCCTCTCCTTCTCGTCGTAGACGTTGTCGTGCAGCGTTGTGCGCAGGACCAGGGCCACCTTGTCGTGGGCTTTGGCCGCACGCTCCGCCGCCACGGCCTGTGCGAACTCCTGATTGTGCTGGCTCACTCTGGAGAGCTGTCGGAACGAGGCAGCAGCCTGGGTATGGAGACTCGCCGCCTCCTGAAAGTGACCGACGGTGCCCCCCCTCTCCTCCACTCGCCCCGACTTCTTCATGGCCGTCTTGTGGGTCGCCAGAACGTGATTGCGCAGGTCCCGGCCCCAGTCGAGGCGCGTGTGGATCTCGCCTCGGTCAATCCGCGTGCCCTCTTGCGCGGCTCCCGTGCCCTTCGACTTGATGCCCATGTCGTGGGCGAACGCGTTGGCGGCAGCGAGGATCTGGAGGATCGGCATGTCGACCTGGCGCACGTCCATCGGGGCATCGGCGTTGCCGTCGGCCAGGTCCTGGGCGACATCGACGGCCCAGCGGTGGTGCCCGTCCACGACATAGTTGTCGTTGGAGGTGAAGATGCGCCCCGGCGGTATCTTGCCCGCCTTCTTCGCCTGTGCCATCCCGGCGACCTTGTCGGCCACCAGCTCCGACTGGCTGGCGCGCAGATGCGACGGCAGCACGCTCTTATCC